ATGAACGTGCCAATCTTCAAAAGCTCAAGGGAGAGGGGCCGGGCGTTGCGGCCGGGCTCGACCTCGACGCGGCCCGCGATGAAGTGCAGCGCAGGCTGGCTCGCCTCCGCGCCGCCGGGGGTGGCAGCGGAGTTTCTGGCCGGGCTGAGTGAGAACGCGCTGGCCGCGCTGCCCTGGCTGTTCGAGTTCTGGGCGCAGCCGCACCAGTTGCCGCCGCCAGGCGACTGGCGGACATGGGTGTGCCTGGGCGGGCGCGGCGCGGGCAAGACGCGCGCCGGGGCCGAATGGGTGCGCGCCGAGGTCGAGGGGTCGGGGCCGCGCGCGCCGGGTCGCGCGCGCCGGGTGGCGCTGCTGGGCGAGACCTATGACCAGGTGCGCGACGTGATGGTGTTCGGCGACAGCGGGCTGATGGCTTGCGCGCCGCCCGACCGCCGCCCGCAATGGGAGGCGACGCGGCGGCGGCTGGTCTGGCCCAATGGCGCGGTCGCGCAATGCGTCTCGGCCAGCGACCCGGAGGCCTTGCGCGGGCCGCAATTCGATGCCGCCTGGTGCGATGAGCTGGCCAAGTGGCCGCGCGCGGGCGAGGCCTGGGACATGCTGCAATTCGCCCTGCGGCTGGGCACGCATCCGCGCCAGCTTGTCACCACCACGCCGCGCGCGCAGGCGACGCTCAAGACGATCCTCGCCGCGCCCTCGACTGTCACCACCCATGCCGCGACCGAGGCCAATCGTGCCTGGCTGGCACCGTCCTTCCTGGAAGAGATCCGCAGCCGCTACCGGGGCACGCATCTGGAACGGCAGGAACTGGACGGCACGCTGGTCGAGGATACCGAGGGCGCGCTCTGGCCGATGGCGCTCCTCGCCCGCGCGCGGGTGGACCATGTGCCCGCCCTCGACCGGGTGGTGGTGGCGGTCGACCCGGCCGTCAGCGCGGGTGCGGGCTCGGATCTGTGCGGGATCGTGGTGGTGGGCGCAGTGACGCAGGGGCCGCCGGCGGACTGGCGCGCCTATGTGCTGGAGGATGCGTCGGTCCGCGCCAGCTCGCCCTCGGCCTGGGCGGCGGCGGTGCTGGCGGCGCAGGCGCGGCACGGCGCCGAGCGCGTCGTGGCCGAGGTCAATCAGGGCGGCGATCTGGTGGCCGAGGTGTTGCGTCAGATCGATCCGCTGGTGCCGGTCCGCAGCGTGCATGCAACACGTGGCAAGGCCGCCCGGGCCGAGCCGGTGGCCGCGCTTTACGAGCAGGGGCGGGTGTTTCACGCCGCCCGTCTTGGGGCGCTGGAGGATCAGATGATGCAAATGACGGCGCAGGGTTATCGCGGCAGCGGCAGCCCCGACCGGGTGGATGCGCTGGTCTGGGCGGTGCAGGATCTGGTCCTGGGGCCCGCGGCAGCCTGGTCGCGGCCGGGACTGCGTACGCTGTGATAGGGCGGTGTTCAGCGGCGCGCGCTAATGTGGTGCTCGAGATCGCGAAAGGTGGGGGCTGTCTGCCTCCCCCACACCCCCCGAGGATATTACGGCAAAGATGAATGAGGGGTGGAGTTGGGGTGTCGTGTCGTCCTTCCGGGGAGCGCGGTCCGGGTGCCATGTGTCCCCGGTTTTCGCGGGCGCCGCGGCGTCGGGTCCGAACGGGGGCGCGGGTGCTGCGCAGCGGCGGGCAATGGGTCTGAACGGATGAAGAGGGGCGAGGATGTTTGATTTCTTGCGCAAGGCGCGCGCGCCGGAAGCGGCAGCGGATGCGGACGGGGCGGCAGAGGCGAAGGCCTCGGCAGTAGGGCCGCTGACAGCCGGTACGATTACCGGCAAGGGTGTGGCGTATGGCGTGGCCGGGCGTGGCTGGGCGGCGCGCGACCGCGTGTCGCTGGCCCGCGCCGGGTTTCTGGGCAACCCGGTGGGCTTTCGCGCCGTGCGGCTGATCTCCGAGGCGGCGGCCGCGTTGCCGCTGGTGGTCCAGGATTGCGAGCGCCGCTACGAGGCGCATCCGGTGCTGGCGCTGATCGCCCGGCCCAACCCCGCGCAGGGGCGGGCGGAGCTGTTCGAGGCGCTTTATGCGCAGCTTCTGCTGTCGGGCAATGCCTATGTCGAGATGGTGCGCGATGCCGACGGGGCGGCGCGCGAAATGCATGTGCTGCGCTCGGACCGGATGCGGGTCGTGCCGGGGGCGGATGGCTGGCCCGTGGCCTATGACTACACGGTGGGCGCGGCCAAGCATCGCTTTCATGTCCGCGAGGGGCGCTCGCCCGTCTGTCATATCCGCGCCTTTCATCCGCAGGATGATCATTACGGCCTCTCGCCCCTGGAAGCCGCGCAGCGGGCAGTGGATGTGCACAATGCCGCCTCGAACTGGTCGAAGGCGCTTCTNGACAATGCCGCGCGGCCCTCGGGCGCGATCGTCTATCGCGGCGAGGGCGGGCAGGGCTCGATGAGCACCGAGCAGTTTGCCCGGCTGCAGGCCGAGATGGAGGCGCATCATCAGGGCGCGCGTAATGCGGGCCGCCCGATGCTGCTGGAGGGCGGGCTGGACTGGAAGCCGATGGGCTTCTCGCCCTCGGATATGGAGTTCCAGAAGACCAAGGAGGCCGCCGCGCGCGAGATCGCCATTGCCTTCGGCGTCCCGCCGATGCTGCTGGGCATTCCGGGCGACGCCACCTACGCCAATTACCAGGAGGCCAACCGCGCCTTCTACCGGTTGACCGTGCTGCCCATGGCGATGCGGGTGACGGCGGCGCTCGCGCATTGGCTGGCGGGCTTTGTCCCCGGTGATGTGGAGCTGAAGCCCGATCTCGACCAGGTGCCAGCGCTTGCCGTGGAACGCGAACAGCAATGGCGGCGGGTGGGCGAGGCGTCCTTCCTCAGCGATGCCGAGAAGCGTGTCCTGCTGGGCCTGCCCGCGCATGTCGAGGGCGCATGAGTGCGCGCGCCCATGTCGGCGGTTCGCGGTATCTCTACGACAGTTTCGAGGCCGCGCAGCTGCGCATCGACGCGCAGGAGGCGGTCGCCGAGGCCCGAAAGGAGGCGATGGAATTCCGCATCCGGCGGCTCGAGAGCGCGCTGGAGCGGGTCGAGAAGCGGCTGTGGGTCTCGGTCTACGGGGTCGCGGCCGGGGTGCTGATCCATGGCGCGATTGCGCTGCTGAGCGTCGTGCAATGAAAGGGGCGGGAATGGAAACCAAGTTCATGCGGCCGGAGACCACGCTGCGCCTGACCGAGGCGCACCGGATCGAGGGCTATGCGTCGGTCTTCGGAGTGGCCGACAAGAGCGGCGATGTGGTGATGCCCGGCGCCTATGCCGTGGCGCTGAAGGCGCTGCGGCGGCGGGGCGACAAGGTGCGGATGCTCTGGCAGCACGACCCCGGCGCGCCCATCGGCATCTGGGACGAGGTGTTCGAGGATGCCCATGGCCTGTTCGTGCGCGGTCGTCTGCTGCCCGATGTCGCCCGCGCCCGCGAGGCGCAGGCGCTGCTCGAGGCCGGCGCGGTGGACGGGTTGTCCATCGGCTACCGCACCGTACGCGCCGAGGCGCTGCCCGGCGGCGGGCGGCGGCTGATCGAGCTGGATCTGTGGGAAGTGTCGCTTGTCACCTTTCCCATGCAGATCGAGGCGCGGATCGACCGCAAATCGGCGCTGCTGGCCGAGCTTGGCGCACTGCGCGCGCAGGTGCGCGCCGCCCGTGCCGCCGTTGCGCCGCCCCAGGGGTAGCGCGCGGTCCCTAAACGCGATCTTGGGCCCGGCGTGTCAGTCTGGCCCCTGATCTTCCCCCGGCTTTCGCAGATGCAGGAGAGCGAGATGACAACCCCCGTGCCCATGGCCGCGGGTCCGACCGGTGCGGGCGCACCCGAGGGCCTGGAACTGGAACTCAAGACCGCGATGCAGGGCGTCGCACAGGATTTCGCGGGCTATGCCGCGGATCTTTCGCAGAAACTTTCCCAAACAGAAGAGCGACTGACCATGCTGGAGAGCAAGACCCACACCCCCGCCCGGCCCGTGCTGTCCCAGGCTGACGGTTCCGACATGCTGCATCACAAGGCGTTCGACGCCTATCTGCGCCATGGCGACGAGGCCCCGATGCGCGGGCTGGAGATCGAGACCAAGGGCCTGAACACCATGCAGCCCGTCGATGGCGGCTATCTGGTGGACCCCGAGACGGCCGCTGCGATCCGCTCGGTGCTGACCTCGACCGCCTCGATCCGGGCGATTGCCAGCGTGGTGACGGTCGAGGCGACCTCGTTCGACGTGCTGGTCGATCATACGGATGTCTCGACCGGCTGGGCGACCGAGACCGGCACGGTCGCGGAATCCGACACGCCGAAGATCGACCGCATCCCGATCCGCCTGCACGAGCTGTCGGCGATGCCCAAGGCCAGCCAGCGGCTGCTCGACGACAGCGCGTTCGACATCGAGGGCTGGCTCGCGGGCCGGATCGCGGCGAAATTCGCCCGCGCCGAGGCAGCGGCCTTCATCTCGGGCGACGGGGTGGACAAGCCGCGCGGCTTCCTCGACCACGACACGGTTGCCGAGGCCGACTGGGACTGGGGCGAGATCGGCTATATCGCGACGGGCGAGGCCGGGGATTTCGCATCCTCCAACCCCGCCGATGCGATCGTCGATCTGGTCTATGCGCTGGATGCGACCTACCGGGCCAATGCGGTGTTCGTCATGAACTCGAAAACTGCCGGTGCCGTGCGCAAGATGAAGGACACGGATGGCCGCTTCCTGTGGTCCGATGGCCTGGCCGCGGGCGAGCCCGCGCGCCTGATGGGCTACCCGGTGCTGGTGGCCGAGGACATGCCCGACATCGCGACCGACAGCTACGCCGTGGCCTTTGGCGATTTCGCCGCCGGTTATACCATTGCCGAGCGCCCTGACATGCGCGTGCTGCGCGACCCGTTCAGCGCCAAGCCGCATGTGCTGTTCTATGCCACCAAGCGGGTAGGCGGCGACGTGTCGGACTTCAAGGCCATCAAGCTCTTGAAATTCGGCACCAGCTGACCCTCTGCGGGCGCGCTCCGCGCGCGCCCGCTTGCTGCCCCTCTCCATCCGCGAGGCCCCCATGGACCTGACCGAGACCAGCCCCATCCCTGACGCCGCGCTGCCTGTCGCCGCGTTTCGCGACCATCTGCGCCTGTCCTCGGGGTTTGCCGATGACACGACGCAGGATGCGTTGCTGCTGCAGTATCTGCGGGCGGCCGTCGCCCTGGTCGAAGGGCGCGTGGGGCGCGCGCTGCTGCAGCGTGGCTACCTGCTGCGGCTGTCGCGCTGGCGCGACGGGCAGGCCGAACGGCTGCCCATCGCCCCGGTCCAGGCGATTACCGGCGTGACGATGATCGACCGCGAGGGCACGTCGCAGGTGATCGCGCCCGCGCGCTACACGCTGCACGCGGACGGGGCGCGCCCGCATATCCGGGCGCGGGGCAGCCTGTTGCCGGCCATCCCCACCGGCGGGGGGGTCGAGATCGCCTTTACCGCCGGGTTCGGCCCGGACTGGCAGGATAGCCCC